CTACCAGCGTGTCCACGGTCGCCTCCTGGTTGGCCGGCCAGGGCGGTGAGCAAAGGAGGAACTCTGCCGCCCTGGCCGCAAGACGCTAGCTCAGCACCACGCACGCCTTCTCAGCTCTCAAGACCTTCACGCCGTACAGCACATCCATCGTCACCTGGACGCCCAGGTAGGACGGGTTGTAGGCATAGAGCACGCGGATCACCAGCCCGCTCTCGGGATCGCGGATCGTAGCCGCTTGCGCGCCGGTGGATGCTGGCGGCTCAGGCAGACCTCGCATCGCCAGAATGAACGCCTCGGGGTGGAAAGCCATGTTCTTGGTGCTGACAGGCGTCCCCGCCACAGCCGGCACCAACTGGCTCATCCAAACCTGGAAACCATACAGGTTGCCGATAGAACCGTCAGAGATGCCCTGCGAGCGCGCCATGGCGAAATAGGTCGCCAGGTTCGAATCCCCGAGCAAGGCAATCTCGTCCTTGCTAGAGATCACCAGATGACGCGGATTGAGCGGGCACTTGTTGTCGTTCAGCTTTTTCCTGGCGCTCCGAATGGTTGCGGCCGTTAGGTCGGTTCCGGACGTGCCAACTGTGTAGCCTGCTGTCGCGATATCCGCGTAGAGCGCGAACAAATCAGACTCAATCTGTTCCGCCAACGCGGGCACTGCAGCGTTGATGTAGCGGTCGAGCAGGTCTTGGTTGGCCTGCGCGCGCGCCACGTCTTCAACTACAAAGCTGACCTCCTTGTGCTTGTTCAACGTGACCTGTACCTCGGTACCGCCAGAAGGCGTCTGCACGGTCACGGCAGAGCCGGCCGCCTTGTCGTTGGCCGTGAACGTGCCGGGGTACGGGATGTGTAGGATGTCCCCGACCTGGAAGGCGGCAACATCGCTGTCCTTGGCCACCAAGCGAGCTAGAACGACGTTGGACCGCAGGATCTCCAATGCGCGGTTCGCCCAGACCTCGGGGATAAAATACTGTGCGACGGTTGGGGTTATATTGGCCATCGGTTATCCCTCCACAACTCTGCCCTCGCGCATCGCCTGCATGATGGCGTCGCGATGGGCCTGGAAAAACTTCGGATCGCGCAACTGTGAGCGGGTGAAAACGGTCGGGTTGACCGCCGAACGAGCAGGGTTGGTCGCTAACCCGGCAGCGCCACCAGCGAGATATGGCCGCTTGGCGATCAGCTCGCGCAGCGCCTTCTCTATGTTCCGCGGCGTGCCGTCCTCCTCGAACTCGATGCTCGCCAAATCAAGAAGCTTGTACGCCGCCTCGGGGTCCACGATTCCGAGCTTGCTAGCCGTCAGCATGGTCTCGTACTTGAGGGTGCGCTCCTGGCGCTCCCGCTCGTGCTCCGCCTGCTGCCGTTCCAGCTCGGCCAGGCGCTTTTGGAGCTTCTCCGTCTCGGAGAGCTTGGCTGTCTCGTGCTCCTGGACCTTCGCCTCCAGCTCTTTGAGCTTCGTCCTGTAACTCGCCGCTTCCGCTCTCAGTCGTTTCACATACTCCGCGTCGAATCGCTCTGGCTCCTGGCCCTGAGCGCCAGCAGCACCCTGCTGGTCGGTCTGCGACGCCTGGTCGCTGGCGTTGGGCGCCTGGCCCTGGTTGGCATCATCTACCATTATTCAGCTAACCTCCGTAGTGATTCTGGCGGTTCTTCATCCAGCAGGCGATAGAGCCGTATCAACTCTCGTGCTGCTGCGCGTTTCTTTGCCGGCGGCGCGTCCACTCCACCACGCGCGCCCGCCAGTACTGCTGCCGCCTGATGAACTGCGTTCCTATTCAGCGTGCCGTCTGGTTCGTACACTGGCAGTTTGTGGTCGGCCTTATTGTCCGAGTTCGGGTCCATGTGTATCAGGCAGGCACGCTGCCACTGTTCGGGCGTGTAGTCTGCCTGGCTGAACTGTGACCAGGGTTTGTTAGAGATCGCAACCGCCATCGCGCACCTCCACCAAAGAAAAGGCCGCCATACTTTGGACGGTATACGTCCGAATATGGCGGCAGAGTAGCCGCGCCTTACGCTATTGGGTTAGCTGTATTATATCAAGCTAGCGATGGCTGTCAAGCAGCCTCACGTCTCTTGCGTACATCTGGCCCCTCATTCAGGAACCACCACCAGTANGAGGGAGGGCCAGCGTCCTGGCGATCTGGCGTAAAGACATCAGGATGCATTGCAACAACTCTCCTAGCCTGAGAAACAAGCAGATCATCAGCCTGTTTTAGAGCTTTCCTCTGTTCAAGTGTCAGCTCAGCACCGGCGTCAATCTCATCCTGGATACCATCACGTTCAGCCAATGTGGCAATGACATCATCATCCTCTTTCTCTTCGCCGATCACCTCGACCCTCGCTGCATACAGTCTTATGCTAGCCTCCAATTTTTCGGACACGTTCTGTCACCTCCACCAACTCAGGATGGCGCGCCAGATATCGAGCAAACTGTTGGCTTGGTATCAGTGTCTTAATCCTGCCATCACCTGAGACGATCACAAATACGCGAGCTTGGGCTGGTTCCCAATTGCTAGCAAAAGTATAGCTTACCCGACCTTCCCGATCAAGGCTGGTAAACATCTGATCCCAACTTTGCATCACTAGCCTACTAGTCTCCTCTATCTCCTTTGGCCCTACGGCGTGGCCGAAGAATTCAGCATAGTCACGCTGATGCTTTTTCACATGTTCGAGGAGATCGGTAGGCCGCCATCGTGCCTGCTGATGACGCCGAATTTCAGTCGCCAGTTGCCTATCAGACATCGCTGCAATCTGACGCTCTCGCTCAATCCACCGCACCTCAGCATCAGCCCACTGCTCTTTCATCCGCTGCGATATCGCCTCTCTGTTGATTGCCTGACTTCGCCACTTCCTAGCGTCATCCGCCCCAGTATATCACGTAAGCTCCGCGTGTAGCGCATCGTGCCCCACTCACGCGACCTCTTGCGCCCAACGAAGTCCTCTAGCGTCACCGCACCGGCTTTGTACGCCTGAAAGCCCGCCTTGCCCAGTATCTTCTCTTTGTCAGCATCGGAGAGCTTCTCGAAGAGATCGGTACCTTCCGGAATCTCGGGGCTCGTTTCCGGAACATCCCTAAACCCGAGCTCGGCCCAGGTCTTTGTCACCGGGATAGCACTGCACCTGCCGTTTACGTGATCGTCGAGGTGCTCGTCAAGCTGATGGAATGTGCCATGCATCGCCCAACAGGCAGGACAGGTCCGGGTTCCCAGCGCCGAGTGCCAGACCCACCCNTTTACCACATCGCTGTTAGCCTGATAGCTGCGCCTGCTAGATTCACGGTAGGCGCGCAGAATCTCCGTGCGGCTGATGGTCAGCGCCCTCACCAGATTACCGCCCAGTGCCTGCCTTATCTGCCGGGCAATGACGCGCGGGTTCTGTCCCGTGGCAACTCCTGCCACCAGGGCATCCCTAACCGCCTTGCTCGCCTCCGGCCCGAGCTCATCGAGCAGAGCGCGGAGCGGCGAGCCGTCCTGGAGAAACCCCACCAGATCGGTGACAGCATCACTCGGTAGTCGCGCAAACGTCACCGTCACGCCTGGCGGTGGTTCACCCAGGCCAGCTAGCGTCAATTGCTCGGCGTGCTCCTGGGCCGCCCGTACAGCCTCCGCCTGCTCGGCAATGATACGAGTCTCGGCGAAGCGCGCGAATTCGCGAATCTCGGCTTCGACCTGGCGCTGTAGCACCTGCAACCGCTCGAACTGGAATAACCAGGAGGGGGAGACGTCCTCACCACGCGCTCTCGCCTGGGCAATCTGCTCACTGAGATCGTCGAGCCGCGCCTTGATGCGCTTCCAGGCCTCACCGTAGGCACGCACCATCTCGCTGGCGGCTCGGCGCTCACGCTGGAGCAGTTGGCGTCTGTGCTGTTCGGCGATGTCGAAGAGATCGGGCACTAGCTATTCCTTATGATTGTCAGAAAATGCGTCAGCGAAGACCGCTGGTACAGTAGTAGTCGTCGTTGACACCACAATCATCCGGTTAAATAAAACCACCAACTGTTCCAGCGTCAGACCCAGCAGATCCTCACGTGTTATGCACGGAGCAACTATTCGTGACATCACGATATCAATCAGGCGACTGATGTCATTGTTCCTCGCTACGGTTTGGATATCCAGAAATTCCCCAACGGTAAGTGGACGCGAACTAAACTCAATAAACTCGATATTCACTACCTATTCACCTCGCTCAAATGCCGTGAGCACCTGCTCCCCCATCTGCTGACTCCCCACTTCCCGCTTCTGGCGCTCCAACTCCGGATTGAATCCCATCCGCTCCAGCAACGTATCCTGACTGACACCAATCTGTTGCTGCAGCAGTGCTGTCTCCGCCTCCGCCTTCGGGTCCCCTGGCAGAAGCTCTGGCCAGTGCAGCACTGTGTAGCTTTCCTCACCAAATCCTCCGAGCGCCAACAGGCGTCGGTTCAACTCCACCAGCAGGTCACCGTAGGTGCGCCGCTTCGTCTCTGTCTTTTCCAACAGTGGCTGGTAGAGGATGCTCAGTGCCACGCCTGAGAGCGCTCCGGCAGAGTTCAGTTTCCCGGTTGCCACTTCGGGCACGCGCGTCACCTCATGCAGCGCCTCCCGCAGCCGCTCGTACAGCGCGATGCTGCTGGACAGATCGCTCACCATCTCCAGGTTGCGCAGCTCCGCATCAGCGGAGGGGAGCACGATTGTCTCGTCTACGGCGATGTTGAGCTGGTTGGCCGTGAACCCCCTGCCCCAGGTTTTCGGGTGCGCATGGTAGCGGATGATGCGCGCCAGGTTGCTGAGCACGAAGTTGATGCTGTGATTCAACTGCAGCACGTCGTCCTCCAGGTCGCTGATGCCCCAATACTCGTTCGGCGCCGGCAGGTTCTGGCAATCGACGATGGGCGGCCACGAATAGGGCCAGACGGTCTCACCCGTCGTTACCCACTGCACCGAGTCAGGCCGGCTCACCTGGTCGGTGACGTGCCACCGGTCGCCGTCCCGCTCGATCAGCTGCCTGATGGCAATGGGTTTGCCCGTCTGGGGATCGATAGCCGGGTACTGAATGCGGTAGCTCACCACGGTCTCAATATCGTCAGGCTCCCAACGAACAGTGACCGTCGAGGGGTCCAACACCACCAGGCGGGGATAGGGCTGAGTAGCTAGAATCTTGATGAATGCGTGGCCGCAGACCGCACCATTCAGCCCCAGTTTTTGCAACAGCGTCATTTTGCGGTTATATTGCCATACCGCATCCAGCCACGCCTCAGCCGCCGTCTCCTCGGTCTCGCTGATCTCGAAACCGACATCCTGCCCGAACAGAAACGACACCCCTTTATCCACGACCACCCGCGCAAAGTTCACCAGCACATTATCATCGGGCTGGCCGCTCTTTACCTTAAGCGGTTTCTGGAACCGCCCGTAGTAGGCGTCCCATGCTCGCTTGAATCGGGCGGCCCGCGCGATCTCGTCCAGTGCCGCTATCTCCTGAATCTGCCGCTCAACTACATTCAACATTTTTCACCCCCAGATACTCGGTGCAAACTCCACCCGCCCACGCGGGCCAGCCGCCCAG